TTGATTTCATATTTAAAATATGATATAATAAATATGAAAAAAACAAAACAAGAAGAGAGGAGAAAAAAGGAATGCGAAAACGTATGATAAGAAGACTCATTAAAGAGTACACTATCACCGTCCAGTACTACGATCTTGAAGACGCACAGACACGAAATAAGATTGTACGAACTTTATTACCTGTAGATGAAACAACCTTACAGGAAGTTGCAGCTGGTGAAATTGGTAGAAAAGTAAAAAACAAGCTATTGCTGAAAGAGATCAAAAATGTGATTGGAAGCAATCCAATTATAGGATTGACGTTAGAATATATCGGAACGTCATTATACAGCATGAGCTTAGAGGATTTTATCAAGTGTGCTGAGGTCGAACGTAGTCAAACAACTGCAAGTATTTATGAAGATGAAGAAATGATTGAAGAAGAGGAGGAATAAAACATGGTCACAGTAACAAACAAGAGCAGAGAGTTTAGCGAGGTAGAAATCTATTTAATGACGGTATCACCATCTATGATATCCGTAAAAACGTTAGAGGACGGAACCAAGATCAATGTCAGAGGAATCTTAGAGTTTGAGGAAGTAAAAGAAGATACAGGAGAAGTCGTAAACATCGTTTCTATTATTGACGACGAAAAGAACGTGTATTCTTTCCAATCTAAGACTTTCAAACGTTCCTTAAATGACATAGCAATGATCTGTAAAGACAAACCATTTACGATTATCAAGACAAGTGGTAAGACGAAAGCGGGTAGAGATTTTATTAATTGCATCTTGGACGTATCCAGTATCGAATAAGTATTTTAGAAAAAGTGGGGATTCGTCCCCACTTTTTCTATTGAATGGGAGGTATTCTAATGAGCAAAGGCAAATACTATCAAGAATACCGAAAAGAAAGAAGACGAATACAAAGCTTTCTAAGAAGAAACCGAGCCAAGGGATACATCTTTCCGGATAACATCCTACCAGATCAGCCAAAGAGAATCACACCAGCATCCATTCGCAGACTAAAGAGAATCACACCAGAGTTTCTCTACAAGAAGGCGAGTTACGTGGATAGTGAGACGGGCGAGATACTAACAGGAACTGAGGCTGTAAAACAAAGACGTAGTGAGTCAGCAAAGAGAGCGGCAAAGACCAGAAAACAACGAAAAAGAAATACAGACGATGAAGGTATTTATGATCGAATCACCATTAGTACGTGGTATAGTCAGTTAGAGGTCTATGCGGACGGAAAAGGGTACGCTATGTTACTCGCTTGGGCCGATGAAATTATTCAATCTGTTGGCAGAAAAGGATTTGCGGAAACGATACGAAAAGGTACTGAGGCTGGAAATCTCATTACGTGGGATGTTGTGTACAAAGCGGGCGAGACCATGAAGTACATAGCCAACATGACAGAATACGTACCAGATCAGGGTGTATGGTACAAAGAGAAGCTGTTAGACAAATTACAATTTACGAAAGAATTTGCTGAATGGGCGGAAACACAAGAAGAGTGGTAAGATGAAAAGAACGTATCGTTATTTTGCATGTGACTTTGAGACAACGGTATATGAGGGGCAAACGAATACCGAGGTGTGGTTATCCGGGTGTGGAGAATTATTTACGGACGACTTACATGTATACGGTTCGATTGGTGAGCTGTACAAATATTTTACCTCATTAAATTGTCATATTATTGCATACTTTCATAACCTAAAGTTTGATGGTGCCTTTTGGATAGACTTTTTACTAACGAAACTAAAGTATGAGCAAGCCTATCAAAAACTACCAGGCGGAAAGGTAAAATTTGTTGACGACAAAGACATGAGGAGCAAGTCCTTTAAGTACAGCATATCGGATAGAGGGCAATGGTACCAGATCATCATAAAATACAGAAAGCATTACATCATTTTAAGAGACAGTTTAAAACTGTTACCTTTTGCCTTATCCGATATCGCAAAAAGCTTTAAGACAAAGCACCAAAAGTTAACGATGGAGTACAAAGGATTTCGGTATGCTGGATGTGAAGTAACAGATGAGGAACGGGAGTATTTCAAAAACGACATTTATGTCTTAAAAGAAGGTCTGGAATTCATGTTCGAGCAGGACCACACAAAGTTAACAATCGGTTCCTGTTGTCTGGATGAGTATAAAAACATTCTAAAGCGTAGCACGAAACTCTGTGCGTTGGAATACGACGAATTGTTTCCGAATTTGTATGACCATGGATTTCCGTGTGTTGATCATAAATACGCAAACATCGGTGAGTGGGTAAGGCGGTCTTATAAGGGTGGGTGGTGTTATCTAGTCAGAGGGAAAGAAAACAAGGTACACGAAAACGGGTACACTTTGGATGTAAATTCCTTGTACCCGTCCGTGATGCATTCGAGTTCCGGCAATGCTTACCCCATCGGCTTACCTACGTATTGGCATGGGGACTTCATACCAGAACAAGCGAAAACAGAGACCCGGTATTTCTTTGTGCGTATTCGTACTCGTTTTTATTTAAAGAAGGGATATCTACCCTTTATCCAAATAAAGAACAACGCCTTGTATCGAGGGACTGAGGCATTAGAAACGTCTGATATTTTTGACCCAAAGGACGGTCAATATTATAGCCACGTGTGCGGAAACCCTGTGACGGTAGAGTTGACGTTAACTCAAACAGATTATTACCTAATCTTAGAACATTACGATCTTGTAGATTTTCAGATCATTGACGGATTTTATTTTCATTCCATGATCGGAATTTTCGATGAATACATTGATAAATACAAAGAAATTAAGATGAATTCCAAGGGAGCGGTACGAACGTTAGCAAAACTATTTTTGAACAATCTGTACGGTAAAATGGCGACTAGCACGGATTCGAGTTTCAAGGTTGCGTACTTAAAAGAGCCTGACGAATTTGGCAGGCAGACCGTCGCCTATTATCCGATCGAGGAGCATGATAAGAGACCTGGATACATCCCGTGTGGTAGCGCCATTACCAGTTACGCAAGAGAGTTTACGATACGTGCCGCACAGAAAAATTATTACGGACCAGATCGTGATGGATTTATATACAGTGACACCGATAGTCTGCACATTAATTTACCGCTGGAAGAGATCAAAGGTGTCCCGCTACACCCCACGGAATTTAATCATTGGGCGGTGGAAAGCAAGTGGGACTGTGGTATCTACGTGAGGCAGAAAACGTATTTAGAGCACATCACGGAAAAAGACATTCTATACGACGGGGAACGTGGAATCTATGAAAGTGAAGTCTGTGATTATTTAGATGTAAAATGCGCTGGTATGCCTCAGAGGTGTAAGGATTTATTTGTGGAGAGTATGAAGGAAGATCGAGTATACGATGAGAGCCGTAGTGAAGAGGAAAAGGCTTTTTTATATGAGAATCAGGCTCCGATTGTACGAACGATCAATGATTTTAAACGGGGGTTAAAAATACCCGGAAAGTTACTACCAAAGCGGATGCCTGGTGGGGTTGTACTTATGGACACGTATTATGAAATGAGGTGAGAACATATGGATAAAATCAAAGTAAAGTATCACAATCCGATCTGTACGATTGAGAAGATTCGTGTTGGTGACTGGATAGATTTAAAAAGTGCCGAGACGATCGAAATTCGAGAAGGCGACAGTGCAAGAATTAGTTTAGGGGTATCTATGGAGCTTCCAAAAGGATATGAGGCCATTCTAGCGCCCAGGTCCTCATTGTTTTCGAACCATGGTTTGTTGATGGTAAATTCCATTGGAATCATAGATCATAGTTATTGTGGAGATCGTGATGTATGGAAAGCCGAGTTTTACGCCACTAGATACACAAAAATTTATGAGGGAGAGCGTATTGTACAGTTTCGTATTTTGCGAAACCAACCTGAGGTGCAGCTGGAAAACGTACTAACCTTAGAGAATGTCAGTCGTGGTGGATTTGGCAGCACAGGGTTATTTTAATGTTTCACGTGAAACATAAAAAGAGTGGGTACATACCCACTCTTAAAATATATCTATAATCATAGCACAGAGAATGCGACCGACCAGATCGAAAATGGACCACGGACGTATCTTTCAACGTGGCGAACCCGTGACACATCATAAACTGTCACTATGACAGATATCACAAGGATAAGAGAGCCATAACAGCGCTTTTACATTTTAAATTCTGAAAACGGAAACAACCATAATCAAAAAGCTGTCTCAGTGGCTGTATAAAGAAGCGATACCGATTCATCATGACGTAATTAATGCTATGGTCATCGGTTGTCACTGCAATTTTTGTAGGAAATGATTGGTCTACTTTTTCTGAGCAGTACATAATTCCATCTGAAGTAAATTCATTGATGCTATAATAGCGATCTTGGAATTTGATCGTGCAAATATAGCGGCTTTTTCCCGTCATTTTTTCGATGAAGGACTTATTATCATTGAGGTAGATGGACTGACCAGCATATGCAACATATTTTTCTCCGCTAAACGCTTGGTTAAAGGAGGAACTTAAGAACGCTTGGGAAGCGCTCTCATTAAAGTTTTGTTCCAGTACAAATCCATTTCCACGCAAGAACTTTGTGTTTTCCTGCAAGCGATCAGAGATACCAAACGAAACATAGTAAGGATTTAATAAAGAAACGGGGTTGGAGAGCATAATCACGGGAAGGTATCGTGTCTGCTCCCCTTTACCCCTAGCAATTGAGGTTCTAAGAGAGATAAACTTTGTCAGTTCGTTGGAACAATAACGATTATTTTCAGACTGAAATTCATCAAAAAGGAGGCGTTTCACATCGCTAAATACGTGAGACAGTTTTTTCAACTGCTCAGCTGTATTGATTGCCAACGCATAACCACATACCGTATTATTCACTACAAGTTCTCGATACAGACCTCTAGACTTTGGAACACTTTTCATTTCCAGTGTCGGAAAGAATAAATTACCAATTTCACGAAAGAACTTTTCTTCCACGCCATCAAGTTCATACGAATAACGATACAGTAAGCCAAAACATTCCCCATGTTTGAGGAAACGATTCATACAATAACGGGAGAAATACGTTGTTTTTCCAGCGGTTCGGTTTGACGTGCAGATAAAGATTTCAGGTTTCTTTCCATTTAGGTCTGTCATGCTTAATAGTTTTGTTCCGTCGTAATATTTTGTCTCTGTTGCGTTCATCTTTTTTCACCTCTATAATATTATAACATATCTATTGCTATTAAGCAATAGATATGCTATAATTAACATAGGTAAGGAGGTGATGAGGATGTTCAATTCCGTTGTGATTGCACTGGTGTTTAATGGCTTAGATATCCTATCAGGATTTATTGCAGCGATCAAGGAAAAACGGGTGCAGTCATCAAAACTAAGAGACGGTTTATTTAAAAAAGTGGGATTCATATTTTGTTATGGGTTAGCGATACTTGTTGACCTGTATGGGAGCTGCATTGGTATGAATTTAGGCGTTGATATTTTACCGATTATTATTGCTTATGTCAGTGTTACGGAAACCGTTTCCATTGTTGAGAACATCTGTCGGATTAACAGTGACTTGTTACCGGATAAACTGTTAAAACTGTTCCATTTAGATAAGAGAGAGGATTCTTAATGCCGAATATTAATCAAGCATACTCTTGGGCTGTGAATACTTGTAACGCTCCCAATGTTGGATATTCTCAAGCTTACCGAAACCAACAAACCATTGGCGGAATCACGTACTATGACTGCTCTAGTTTTATTTGGTACTCTTTGATCGCTGGTGGTTTTCCGTGTGTGGAAGCGAACAATGGCAGCACGTGGCCATTTGTCACGTACACGATGGGACCCATCCTATTAAAAATGGGTTTCCAAAAAGTGGATGTGAATGGGCAATGGTTGCCTGGTGATGTGGCTGTCAGTTACACCCACACCGAAATGGTATACAAGGGGGGTTTGGCATCCGGGGTATGTATGGGCGCTCACACGAACAATGCTCCTCTCGCAAACCAAGTATCCATTGGTTCTTCCGGTGGAGACCCCAATTATGTATCGACACCTGCGCGTTTTCCAGACCTGTACCGCTTTGGAGAAGGTGGGGCATCTGGATATGGGTATAGCTTACCTGTGATTGCTGCTCTTTGTGGTAATTCCTGGAGAGAGTCGAACATTAACCCGGGGTTGGAAGAGAAAGGAAACGGAATCGGCTTTGGACTCTTTCAGTGGTCTTTTGAACGTCGAACCGCCTTAGAAAATTGGTTGAAAGAAAATGGTTATGAACTGACCTCACCAGAAGGTCAGTTGCAGTATTTGATTGTTGAGGATGAATGGCAAGGCAGCTTTGGTGGTATTTCCAGTTTACAGGAATTTTTAACTTCCACCTCAACCGATGTCCCGATGCTGGTAGAGGCATTTATGAAATGTTGGGAACGTCCCGCTGAATCTGACCCCTCACAGCGTGTCGCATGGGCGAAACAATGTCAGGACTACATCCTTGCGCACGCTAATGATACGTCGATTACCGCATGGGTGATTAGTAATGAATATCTTACTGAGGCCGAAATCTTAAACAATGCGGTGATGATGTACCGTTATTTGAGTAGTGGTGGCGGTGGTGGCGGCACGTTTGGGCGAGAAAACTCGCTGCCTGTCTATATGATGATTTTGCGGCATCCTTATTTATTTTAAATGTATGGAGGTGTTTCGTTGTGGCTGTTGTAAATAAAGATACGATTATGGAACGATTGAGAGAAAACTTTAATGACAATGATTCCGATGATGTCCTTGGCTTGTTGGAAGATGTGACCGACACCCTGAATGATTATCAATCTCGGTTAGAGGAAAATGGGGACTGGAAAGAGCGGTACGAACAGAATGATAGAGAGTGGAGACAGAAATATAAAGATCGTTTTTTCAATAATGACCCTGAGCCGGACCCGGAACCTGAACCAGACAAAGATCCGGAACAAGCAACGCCTACTACCTTTGAGGAGTTGTTTCATTTTGAATAAAGGAGGATATTGATTATGCCAAGAAGAATTGCAGTCGGCACGCTGAACGCAAGCACGTTAGATATTTTAAACGTGATTCGTCAAAATGCTAGTTATGAATACCAGAGTCAGGTGCCTGTCATTACGCAAGCAACTGACATTCCCAAAGTCGGTGCTGTGATTTATGGTACCCCCGCACTCGCCAATCAGTTTTTAAATGCGTTGATCAACCGTATCGCTATGGTACGTGTACAGAGTGCTACCTTTAACAACCCGTATCGTGATTTGAAAAAAGGTTACATTGAGTACGGTGAGACGATTGAGGACATCTTTGTTTCCATCGCTAAGGTGGTTGAGTATACGCCAGAAAAGGGTGAGGAACGTGAGTTCAAACGAACCCTACCGGATGTAAGAAGTTTGTTCCATGTCATTAATTGGCGTGTGATGTATCCTGTCACCATTCAGGATGAGGACTTAAAGCAAGCATTCTTATCCATTGAGGGTGTCCAGGACTTGATCGCTAAGATCGTGGACTCTGTTTATACCGCCGCCGAGTATGATGAGTTCCTGCTGTTTAAATACCTGCTGATTAAAAATATTACTAAGGGTAAGTTAAAACCGATTTCCATTGGTGATGGCACAGATCTCAAAAAAGCCGCCGTTTCGTTTCGTAGTACATCCAACTTGCTCCCGTTTATTAGCGATCAGTACAACGCTGCAAACGTCTACACGACAACACCAAGAAACAATCAGCACATTTTTATGGACGCTACC